AAAAAACAAAAAACAAATAATACTAATAATTGGAAAATAAATAAATTAGAGGTGATATGAGATTTTATAAAAGTAGAAATGTATTGGCTCCAAAACGAGCACATAGTAAGGATGCAGGTATAGATTTTTTTATACCTGAATTTACTAAAGAATTTAAAAAAGATTTTAAAGAGAAAAATTCATCTTCGTATATTAATAATTATGGAAAAAATGAACATATATCTATACCTGCAAACGGTAGAGTGTTGATTCCAAGTGGATTGCATGTTTCATTGCCACATGAATATGCATTGATTGCATTTAATAAAAGTGGAGTTGCAACAAAAAAGGGATTAGATATATTAGCATCTGTTGTCGATGAAACATATCAAGGGGAAATACATTTGAGTTTAAGTAATACAACTGATACCCCAGTACAATTGTTACCAAATGAAAAAGTAGTACAATTTATATTGATACATATGAATTATTTAAATCCAATTGAAATAGAAACATTAGAAAAATTATATCCAGAAAAAACAAAACGTGGTGTCGGTGGATTTGGGAGTACTGGGCAATGATAATACAGAGTGATACATTTGCTGATTTATATGGTAAACTATTAACTGAAATTTATACAAATCCAGATTATGAAAATTCTCCACGAGGACTAAAGCAAAAAGAATTAACTAATGTAGAATTGATTTTAAATAATCCATACAGTAATTCATTTTATAATACATCAAGATGTCCAATGCAAAAATATTTATATGGTGAATTGTATTGGTATTTTAGTGGTGATAATAAAATAGATTTTATTTCAAAATATTCTAAATTTTGGGATAGAATTAAAAATGATGATGGTACATTAAATAGTGCATATGGTTATTTATTATTTAATGATAAGAATGAACATGGATTCACAGAATGGAATTGGGCATATACTGCATTGGCTAAAGATAAAGATACTCGTCAATCTATTATAAGATTTAATAAACCTAGACATTCATTTAATGGTAATAAAGATTTTGTATGTACATTAAATGGTATATTTAATATAAGAGATAATAAATTAAATTTTACTACAACAATGAGATCACAAGATATGTGGTTTGGTTTAATATATGATTTACCATATTTTTCATTACTACAACAACAAATGCTATTACATCTTTTACCTATATATCCAGATTTAGAAATTGGCGATTATCATCATTATATTATAAGTGCACATATCTATGAGAAAAATTTTAAAGATGTAGAAAAAATGTTAAAACATGATTTTCATGCAGATCATATTCCATTTTTAACTGAGGATTTAATAGATACAACTGGTAACTGTTTAATACATAAAGATAGAAAGGATAAACTGGTTAGGAGAATGTTAACATATGTCGAATTATAAAAAAGATAAATTTTTTATAGAAATTGCAGAATTTTTTGCAAAACAATCTCACTGTGTGTCTGTGCAAGTTGGTGCAGTGTGTGTTAAAGATAATAGAATAATAACAACTGGTATAAATGGTACACCAAGTGGTTATTTAAATTGTGATGATAAATTTTCAGCATTAATAAGTGAAAATAAAGAAGATCATCATAAATGGAGCAATATACATGAAATACATGCAGAAATGAATATTATATTATATGCTGCTAGATACGGTATCTCATTGAACAATGCAACATTGTACTGTAATATAGAACCATGTATATATTGTACTAAAAATTTAATGAATAGTGGTATAATTAGAATTGTATATAAAACTGAATATTATAGAAATAGAAATAATACACAATTAAAAAAATTTATAGAAGAACATAAAGATAAAATTAAATTTGAAAAATTATAATAAGAGGTTATAGTAATGGAAAAACTAACAGAAGCTGAAATAGTAGAAAATGAAATAAATGAAAAATTAAAACAACAAAACATTCCTCGTTATAATTTAGGAAATGTACGAGTTGATTCAGATACATTAAAGTTAATACATTCAATTGAATCTAAATTTCCTGAAATGACAAAAGAATTTAAAAAAATTATGATTTCTAATTATATTTTATTTATTAAAAAGCAAAGTGATTATGGTCCTAGTAATATTTCTATGAATACTAATCTAGAATCTAAAACTGATTTTAAGATGGCTATGATGGGGTTAGTTACTAGAATGAATGACAAAATGAGTAGATTAATAAATTTAATTTTTAAAAATAAAGAAAGTAAAAATGAACCAATATATGATTCATTTAGAGATATATCTAATTATGGTATAATTGCAATGATTGTTACTAATAATAAATGGGCTAAATAAAATATGGAGACTACTATTGAAAAATAAAATATGGAATACAGATACTAATATGACCAATGCACACAATGAACCATTACCTGCAATTTTAATGAATGATTATATTGAACGTGTAAAGAATAGAATTTATTTCTATTCTGAAATAGAAGATTCTAATATATTACAATTAAATAAAGAATTATTTGAATGTTCTTCAGGTATAATTACAAATTCAATCGTTGAGGAAAGTCCACCTGCTAATATGTTTTTGCATATTAATTCATTGGGTGGTAGCTTTTTTAGTGGATTGAGTGCAATGGATGAAATAACACGTATAAATCAAAATGTTCCAATTACTACAATAGTTGATGGTGTTGCGGCAAGCGCAGCAACATTTATTAGTATAGCTGGTGCTCATAGAAAAATAAAAGAACATAGTTTTATGTTAATACATCAGATTTCTTCTGGATTTTGGGGTACATATGAAGAATTTAAAAATGAACAAGAAAATTTAGATAAATTTATGATAATGATAAAAGATATATATAAAACATATACTAAACTGCCAATGAAAAAATTAAATGAAATATTAAAAAAAGATTTATTTATAACAGCAGAAGAAGCGTTAGAATGGAATTTGGTAGATGAAATCATATAATGGTAAAATACATACGATATTTGGAAGTTTCTTATATTTATATATAAATAATATAGGAGAAATCAAAATATGAGAATATATAAAACAGTAAATTTAATAAATGGCAAAATATATATCGGGAAGGATACAAATGATAGAGATAAATATGTTGGTTCTGGCATTATACTACAATCAGCAATTGAAAAATATGGTATAGAAAATTTTAAAAAAGAAATATTAGAAAAATGTAAAACTGAAAAATTATTAAATGAAAGAGAAAAATATTGGATAGCTGAATTAGATTCATTGGCACCGAATGGATATAATATTTCAAATGGTGGTTTGGGTGGAGATACATTTACAAATAATCCAAATAAAGAAAAAATACGTAATAAACAACGAGGTCACATTCCATGGAATAAGGGCAAACATTTAACATATGAAATTAAAGAAAAAATAAGTAAAACTAAAAAGAAATTTTTCATAAATAATCCAGATAAAAAAATTAATTCTGGTTCATATAAATCTGGAAAAAATCATATTCATTATGGCAAAAAAAGAAATCCTGAAATATATAAAAAAATAGTTAATACTAGAAGAAAAACTAATTCGTATGCAAATAATAATACATCAGTGGCAAATAAAATAAATTGTAAAAAAATATATTATGAAAATTTAAAAACAGGTGATAAAATACTATTTAATTCACAAAAAGAAGCAGTAGAATACACTAAAATTCCAAGATGTATTATATCAGATAAAATGAATAAGAATATAATTTTTACTAAAAAATATAAATACATAATAATTAAACATATGGAAATTTAATATGGTAAAAATATCTTATTCACAATATTCTACGTGGAAGCAGTGTCCTTGGAAATTTAAGTTGTCATATATTGATAATAATAGAATATTTGCCCCAAATATTCATTTAATTTTTGGGTCTAGTATACACTTAACGTTACAAAAATATTTAAGTATATTCTACATGACCAATGAAAAAAAAGCAAATGAATTAAATATGTTTAAATTTCTTAAAGAAGCAATGATTTCTGAATATAATAAATATACTGATAAAGGACATATTGATTTTGCTACATTAGATGAATTTAATGAATTTTATGCAGATGGTGTTGAAATAATAAATTTTTTTAAAAAAAGAAGAGCTGATTATTTTCCAAAAAAAGATCATGTTCTGATTGGATGTGAAGTACCTATTAATTATAAATTAAAAGATGAATTGGTATTTAATGGTTATTTGGATGTTGTAATTAAAAATATTAAAACACATAGAATTAAAATTATTGATTTTAAGAAATCATATAGTGGATGGAGACCAAAGGCTGCAAATGATAAGGTAAAAAGAAGTCAATTGCAAATGTATAAAATATTTTATTCTAAAGAATTTAATATACCAATAAATAATATAGATGTTGAATTTTTAATATTAAAACAAAAAGTATATGAAACACCAATGGGATTTCCAGGTAAACGAATACAAAGAGTAGTACCACCAACTGGCAAAATAACTATGAATGTTGTAAATAAAAATATAAATGAATTTGTAGATATAATTTTTGATGATGGTGTATATAATAAAGATTCTGAATATATTAAAAACCCGGATATTAATATTTGTAAATGGTGTCCGTATAATTTACGTCCGGATCTTTGTCAAAAATAAAATTATGTAAATGGTGTTATTTTGATAATAAACTTAATTTTCTTTATACTTATATATAAGGAGAATTGAAAATGATAATATATAAAGCAACAAATTTAATTAATAACAAATCTTATATAGGATGCACAAAGAAAACATTAGAAGAAAGAAAGGATGGCCATTTTTATCAACAAAATAGACTTAATAGTAAGTTTTATAAAGCACTTAGAGAATATGGATTTGATGTATTTGATTGGGCTATATTGGAGGAAACTGATTCAGTAAATAAAATGCTAAATTTAGAAATGTATTATATTAAAAAATATAATACATTTTATGATGGTTATAATTCTACACATGGTGGTGATGATGTATCACAGACAAAAACAAAAAATGCAATATTTAAATGGAAAAAAAGTCATAAAAAATATAGACATAGCAATGAAACAAGAAAAAAAATATCAAATGCAACTATTGGTCGTAAACCATGGTGTACAGGTTTAACCAAGTATACAGATGATAGATTAAAAAAAATGGGAGAAAAAATTAGTAAAGCATCTAAGGGAAGATATGTATCTGAAGAAACGAAAAGAAAACAATCAATTGCACATATTGGTTATAAATTCTCAGATGATATTATAAAAAAACGAAACAAAACACGTAAAGCAAATGGCAAACCATGGCACAGTAAAGAAACAATATCTAAAATGAAAGTATCTGCAACTGGAAAAGAATCTCCAAATAGAGGTAAAAAAATGTCAGATATACAAAAAAATAAAATATCAAAATCATTAACAATTGACATAAGTCTTGACATTAAAAATGAAATTTTATTAAAATATAAAAATGGAATGAAAATTTATAGTATATCAAAGTATATGAACTTATCTAGATATATTATAAAAAAATGTTTAAAAAATAGAGAAAATTAATGGATGTTAGGAAAAAATTTACATTAAGAATAGATATAGATGATTTGTTAGAACATAAATCTGTTCTTGATTTACTTGTAAATTATATAGAATTATATATAATAGAAAATAGGATTAAAATAGAAATACATATATTATCAGATTGCAGCGATGTAGATACTAAAATAACAGATTTTAAATTAAAATTTAAAAATTTAAAAAATATAATAATTAAAAAATATAATTTCAATTTAAATACATATTCTTGGTTTAGTATAATAAACAAAAAACAATTAAATAAAATAGAAAACTATAGATTTGTTTCTTCATATGAAAATGAATCAGAAATGATAGTTTCTATATTTGAATTTTTCAGTTTTATAAAAGCAGCAACAAACAGAGGAGATAGTAAAGATGGTTCTAGGGATATTAGGAAGCAAAATGTTCGAAAGAAAGGTAGACATAAAACGATTGTTGTGGGATCTAAAAAATAAATTTGGTGATAAATTAAAAATAGTTACCTGTTCAATTGGTACGAATGTTGAAGTATATGTAAAAAAGTATTCATTAGAATTTAATATAGAATATAATGAATTTGTTCCATATCATAAAAATTGGAACAATTATTCAATTGAACCAGCGTTTTTATATAATAAGCCATATTCACCAAGATGGTTTTTTGCTAATAATAAACGATTTGTAGATTACTGTGATGCTTTTGTATATTTTGGTAAAATAGAATCTACAAGTAATATTAAGATTATAAATAATATAAAAAAAATAAATAAAATAGTAAAAAATATTAACTAAAATTGAATTTGTTATATATTTATATACACATATATAAATGGAGAAATACATGAAAAATAATAAAAATGAAAGATTGACGTCTGTAATGGTCGATATTTTATTATTTAATAAATTTAAAATAAAATCAATAGAAACTAATACATCATTTAAAGAAGTAGTAAATTCAGCAATAGTATCAGTTATAAATAACAAATTCATAAGCGGCAGTTTTATTTCGGGGTAACATATGTTTAATAAAAAGAATTATATTCCTAAAGATGAAAGAAAAAAAATATTATTATTAAGTGATGACCTGAGATTAAATTCTGGTGTTGGTGTAATGTCTAGAGAAATTGTAAAACATACAGCACATCATTATAATTGGTTCCAGGTAGGAGCAGCAGTGAAACATCCAGATAATGGTAAAATAATAGATGTATCAAATGATATAAATATCCATGCTGGCATTGAAGATTCATATGTTAAAATATTACCAAATGATGGATATGGCAATCCAGATTTACTTAGAGATGTAATGACAATGGAAAAACCAGATGCTATATTACATTATACTGATCCACGTTTTTGGATTTGGTTATATCAAATGGAAAATGAAATACGACAAAATATTCCAATATTTTTCTATTCTATATGGGACGATTTACCATATCCTAAATATAATAAACCATATTATTTAAGTTGTGATTGGATTGGGTGCATAAGTAAACAGACACATAACTTAATACATCAAGTTGCAGATGAGGATAAATTTGAAGATTGGCAAGTAACTTATATACCACATGGTATAGATCAAAATATATTTTATCCAATATCTAAAAAAGATCAAGGTAAATTACATGAAATTGGTGAGAATAAAGAAATAAAAACAGATTATGAATTAATGGTTGATTTTAGATTACGTGAAATAGGTGATGATAAAGAATTTGTATTATTATTTAATAGTAGAAATATTAGAAGAAAAATGGTTGGTGATATTGTTTTAGCATATAAAGAATTTTGTGATAATTTGCCAGAAGATGAAGCATCAAAATGTATATTAGTTTTACATACAGCAGCTGTAGATCAAAATGGTACAGATATACCAGCAATGGTTGAAGCAGTTTGTCCAGAGCATAATATTAAAATTACAAATAGTAAAACAGATACTAACTATTTAAATTATTTATACAATATTGCGGATGTGACTATTAACTTATCTAGTGCAGAGGGATTTGGTTTATCTATGGCTGAATCTATAATGGCAGGTACACCTGTAATATTAAATTCAATCGGCGGACTGCAAGATCAAGCTGGATTTAAAAAAGAAAATGGTGAATATCTTACTATAGATGATTATAATAAAGAATGGGGTTCTAATAGTGATGGAAAATACACAGAACATGGCGAATGGGCACAAGTAGTATTTCCAAAAACAGTATCATTAGTTGGTTCTCCACCTACACCGTATATATTTGATTCTAGATGTGATTGGAAAGACGCAGCTGAGAAAATATTATATTGGTATAATAAAACAGATGAAGAACGTACTGAAGCCGGCGCACTTGGAAGAGAATTTTTATTAAAAGAAGAAATAGGAATGTCAGCTGGTGAAATGGGAAATCGTTTTATAAAAGATATGAATAAATCTTTTGAAATGTATAAAAAGAAAGAAAGTTTTTCATTGTTAAAAATTTAGGAGATTATTTAAATGCAAACAAAACCAATGCTATTGTTTATAGGACCAGTTGCAAGTAGAA